CTGGAATGTACGCCCGAAAGGGTCAAACGTTCCATGGAGAGTTTCATCGAAAATGAGCGCTCCTTTAACGTGTTCCCGTTGCCGAGAGAGGATGACAGCAAGTTTGTCGCTGTCTCTTCTGTGTTGTGGGACAATATCATACGCGATTTACGCGTGGATATGTTGGTCCCTAAACACGGTCCCGGCCAGACCGCCGATCGACGGACTGGAAACAGTAAGTACGTTTGGCGTCGTTGGCATCAGCGTCTTGAGCCTTACTTCCCCTTTCTTGATTCATGCTATCCCACTAGCGTGGGCGAGATATGTTTCAAGAGTAGGGAGCTCGAGATGATTTCGCTGGTGCATTCGGATGATGAGCAACCTGTGAAGGTTACTCCCGTTCCGAAGACACTAAAAGGACCCAGAGTTATTGCTATTGAGCCCTGCTGCATGCAATACACACAGCAAGCGATCTCAGGTGCTTTAGTAAAGCTCCTGGAGACGTCTACTCGTACGAAAGGTCACATTAATTTCACTGACCAATCGGTGAATAGTGCTCTTGCTTTAACTTCTTCTTACGACGGTCGATTAGCAACGATCGATCTCTCAGACGCAAGTGACAGAGTTCCTGTCGGCTACGCCTTAGGGATGTTTCGGTCAAATCCTGATCTAAAGGATGCGATCGAAGCTTGTCGTTCGAAGAATGCGAAAATGCCTGATGGACGTATAGTCCACTTGCGTAAATTCGCATCTATGGGTAGCGCTCTGTGTTTCCCTATCGAGGCAATGTATTTCTACACGATCTGTGTAGTTGCCTTGATTCGGTTTCACGACCTTCCTGTAAGTCACGACAGCATAGATTTCGTCTGTCGCGATATCTACATTTACGGTGACGATATTATCGTCCCCGCGAATGCAGCGGCTACGGTCCTTGATCACCTTGAAAAATACAATTGTAAGGTGAATGCACACAAGACCTTTTATCGCGGTAAATTCCGCGAATCTTGTGGAACCGATGCGTTTGATGGGCAGGTGGTAACACCTGTTTACATCAACCGGGTTCGGCCAAGGAGCCGGCAGCAAGCAAAGGAGCTTCTTTCTCGTTTGGCTGCGGCCAACCACTTTTACAAACGTGGTTATTTCCGCACTTCATCTCTACTGTTTGATCACGTAGAGAAGGTACTCGGGAAACTTCCTGGAGTACTCGAGAATAGCGCCGTGCTTGGGCGTCAC